GTTCCAAGCTATAGAGGCGATGCGAGAACAAAGTCCTTCTTTAGCTAAATGTACACGTAAAAATATTAAAGGTATATTCTTTGGAGATGTAAAAAAGCAGAGGCGAAAAGGAAAATTCAGTTGGAAAAACAAAGGAAGCATAAGGAAAATATCTTCCAAGACAGGTGCTAAAGAAGGGCGTAATATAATGGTAGGCTCTTTCGATGAAGTCCATGAACTAAAAGACAATACTTCTACAATGCCTATAAGACAAGCGCTATCTACACAAGACGAACCATTGTATTTTGAAATTACTACCGAGGGTTTTACTAATGATGGTTATTTAGACAAAAGACTAAAGGAAGCAAGACAAGTATTAAATAGAGAATTGGAACGCCCAAGATGGCTTATATGGATATATACGCAGGATAACGAAAACGAAATATGGCAAGATGAAAATACATGGGTAAAAAGTAATCCTGGGTTAGGCACTATAAAAAAATGGAGTTTTCTAAGGCGTATGATAGAAGAATCCCAAACAGATATGTCTACTAGGGCATTTGTGCTAGCTAAAGATTTTAATATAAAACAGAACAACTCTCAAGCATGGCTAAGGGAAAAATATAATGAATGAACTTACATTCAATCTTGAAGACTTTAGAAACTGTTTTGCCATAGGAGGCACAGACTTATCTCTTACTGGAGATTTAACAAGTGCAAGAATCTTAATTATGAAGAAAAATGACCCAAAAAATATTTTTACCAGAGATATTTTATACCTGAAAGTAAATTAGATGAATTAGGAAAAACTGAAAGGAAGAGATACGAGCAATGGATAGCGGATGATTTGATAACAGTGTCCCCTGGATCTGAAAATGACTTTAGACTTGTTTCTAAATGGTACTATGAATTGTTTGAAAAGTATAATATACGAGTATTTAATATTGGCTATGACAGATACTCAGCAATATATTTTGTTAAAGAACTAGAAGAAGAGTATTCATTTGATACAACAAAGGTAAAACAGGACCACGGCACATTGTCTGAACCGTATAAAATGCTTGAAAGGGATTTAAAAAAGCATCTAGTTGTTTATAATAACAATCCTATTGATAAATTTTGTTTAGAAAATGCTGCTATTGATGTTAACAAGGATCAACAAATGATGATAGTTAAGGTTGAAGGACAAAACAATAAAAAAATTGATGGCGCTGTAACTATGGGTATTTGCTATAGAGTTTATATGGACAACAGACCCGTATTCCTTGATTTAGTAAACAATAACTAGGAGTGATACCTTGAAAAAGAGAATAAAAAACATATTAAAGAAAATAAGTAATTTTGTTGCAAAATACCTTGACGATATATTAATTATTATTGGAGCTTGGTTTATTTGCTATGGAATATCTAAAATATATATCCCAGCGGGGATAATAAGTACTGGTATAGCATGTGTAGGCTATGCTTTTTTATTTGCAAAAAATAAATCAAGCCAAAGACGTAAAGGTGGTGAGTAGATGCTCTTACAAAACCTTATGAGTAATAGCCACAGTGACCAAGGCATGCGATATAGCAAGATGTTAGACGGAACAACGCCTATATTTAGCCAGTTTGGACAAAATATATATGCTAGTGATATTGTACAAATGTGTATAGATACAATAGCGCAGGAAATGAGTAAGCTGCAACCTAAACATATTTATACTGGACCGTCTGGCGTACAACAAGTTCCTAATAGCAGTATAAATACATTATTTAAATTTTCTCCTAATCCGTTAATGACTACAAGCGAATTTATAGAAAAAATAACATGGCTATTATTTATGAACTACAACGTGTTTATTTATCCTGTATATGATATTTATACAAATCCTACTACGGGTAATAGCACCAAAATATACACAGCACTATATCCGTTAAATCCTTCAATAGTAGAATTTATCGAAGATACCACGGGAACATTATTTGTAAGACTTAATTTTAGAAATGGCCAAAAATACACATTACCTTATTCGGAGATAATTCATATAAGAAAAAAATACAGTGTATCTGATTTTATGGGCGGCGGTCTAAATGGACAACCAGACAATCAAGCTCTTTTAGAGACATTAAAAATAAACGATGTTTCTATGCAGGGAATAAGTAATGCTATAAAAACAAGTCTTAGTATAAGAGGAATATTAAAAATAAATAGCTTATACGAAAATGAAAAAAAGAGAGCTTCAAGAGATAAACTTGTAGAAGATTTAGAAAAAGGCGGTAATGGCATAATTACAACAGATTTAAAAGAAGAATATATGCCTATAAATATAGACCCTAAATTAATAGATAAGGATACTATGGAATTTCTGCAGAAAAAAGTTTTAAACTGGTTTGGAGTGTCCCTACCTATTTTAAACGGAGATTATACGGACGACCAATACCAAGCTTTCTATGAAAGTACTCTTGAACCTATATTAATTAGACTAGCACAGGCATTTTCAAAGGTTATGTTTAGTGATAGGGAGTTACAGGTTGGGAATGAAATAGTATTTTATCAAAAGGATATGCAATATTTAAGCACTCAATCCAAATTAAATTTATTACAAATTGCTGGTGGACAAGGACTATTAACAGATGACCAGAAGTTAGCTATTTTAGGATATCCACCTCTTGCAGATGGCTCAGGTAGTAGACGTACTATAAGCTTAAATTATGTTGACACTAATATTGCCACACAATATCAACTTAAAAATGCAAATAAGACAAATGGGAAAGGAGAAGATTAAATTGTCTAAAAGGAAACTGCCACAAAAGGTAATCAAGAAAGACGTAATTTCAATATAGCCGATTTAAGGGCTTTATCAGACGGCAATACAGTTGAAGGGCATCCTGCAGTATATAATCAAGTTACAAATATAGCAGGATGGTTTAATGAAGTAATTGAACGTGGAGCTTTCGATAATACAGATTTTACAGATGTTTTATTTAGTGTAAATCACGATTTAGATAAAATCCCATTAGCACGAAGCAGAAACAACAGCGCTAATTCAACTTTACAATTACAAGTTGATGATACAGGTCTTGCCATGAAAGCTAATCTTGACATAGCTAATAATGCAGATGCAAAAAGTTTATATAGTGCAATAAGTAGAGGAGACATTAACGGAATGTCTTTTATTTTCTGGGTACAAGATGAAGAATGGGAAGGGCTTGACACTGATATGCCAACAAGACACATAAGAGCTATTTCCAAAGTTCAAGAAGTTAGCGCAGTAAGTTTTCCAGCTTATACTGGGACTGATATAAATGCAAGAGATAAGTTCGCACTGGATAGTGCAAAGAAAGCATTGGATAATGCTAGAAATAAAGAACTGGACAGTTCAAAACAGCAGAGGGAGCAGACAGATAAGAACAATTCTGATGTAGAAAAAAGAGAAGAACTGGAATTTGAGAAACTGAAATATCAAACATTAATTGACGCGGAAGGGAAGTAGTGATATGAAAGATAAATTACTTAAAATGATAAAAGCTAAAGAGGATATGAAAGCACAAAGAAAAGCAGAAATTAAAAAAGACATAGAAAATGCCAAAGACTCTACTGAAATAAGAAGTTTATACACACAGCTCAACAAAGAAATTGACTCTATGGATGGAGAAATAAAAGAATACAGAGATATGGTAACTGAAATAGAAAAAACTGAAAAGAGGAATGAACCAGATGATAATGATCCCAATATAGCAAGCAAAGTTTCTGGTGGAGCAGAGCCACAAAAAGAAGCATTGACCCAGCAAAGCAAGAGCCACAAAAAGAAGCTTAGATGTACTTAGTACTTATGGCTACGGAGCAGACGCAGTCAATGCAAATGAGAGAGCAAAGAAATTACAAGCTAGATATGAAAAAGAGGACAAGATTTAAAAGATAAAAGAAAGTAACTTTTGATATAAGAAGAGAGATGCCTATTTCAAGATCAATAACTGTAGCAAGCAACAATTTAGTTGTGCCTGGACAATATAGCGATCAATTAAACCCTACGTTCAACCAAGTTTCATCTTTGATTGATTTAGTACATGCAGTGCCAATGAATGGTGGAGAAACCTATACTAAAGGATTTAAGAAACCAGTAACTGATTTGCCTGACTATACCCCAGAGGCAACACAATATAAGAATGTTGATTCTGTATGGGATAAAGTTACTATATCTAAGACATATATAACTGATTATACTGAAATCTCAAAGCAATCAATTAAATTGCCTAACATAGATTATCAATCACAAGTAGGAGGCGATTTAAGAAGCGCTTTAAGAAGAAAAATATCAAGAGAAATTTTAATGGGAGACGGCGAGGCAGGACACTTTGTAGGAATATTTAATGCACCAGAGAACGTAATTCCAGCCGATAGTGACCTCACAATAGATAAAATTGACGCAGATACTCTTGATAAAATCGTTTTTGGATATGGCGGCGATGAAGATGTCGAAGGAACTGCTTATTTAATCTTAAACAAGAATGACCTAGCAGCATTCGCAGCGATAAGATCTTCAGATGGTAAAAAACTTTACAAAATTGTTATAAATGGGAACACTGGTACTATATCATCAGAAGACAGTTTTTCAGTAAACTTTGTTCTAAATAGTATCTGCCCTGCGTTTTCTCTTAGTAGTACTGCCACAGGATCTTATTGCATGGCATATGGAAACTTAAATAATTATGAAATGCCAGTATTTTCAGATATAGACGTCGAAATGTCAACGGATTATAAATTTGGAGAAGGAATGGTGGCATATGCAGGTGACGTTTATTCCGGTGGTAATGTAGCAGCATGGAAAGGATTTATGAGAATTAAAAAAGGACCAGTAACGCCCTAATATTCCCCAAGGACTGAAAGCTACTTCTATAACAAGTAACAGCGTTTCTCTTGAATGGGAGTAGCTTTTACAGGGGTTAATTGAAAATAGAAAGGAGTTTCGATATGGCAAAAACATATAATTTATATAGAAATGGAACAAAAATAAAAGATGGTATAACTACTACAAGCTATACAGATTCAACGGTACAACCAAATACTGAATATAATTATCAAGTTTCTTCTGTAGATGAAGAAGGAGAAAGTGCATTGAGTGCCGCTATAAGCGTAACCACTGCTTCTATTGCAGTAACAGGAGTTACAATTAATCCTACCAGTGGCAGTGTAGCAGTTGGCAGTACATTACAAATAAATACAACTATTGCTCCTGCTAATG